TGAAAAGGATGCTATTAAAAATGTGCTTAAAGATTTCTTTGTGGAAACTGAAGCTGGTTTTATTCAAAGAAGGTGTGATAATGAGATTAAATTCTATCACGAACGGATAGATTCAGCAGTTGCCGCAGGCCGTAAGAGTGCCGAAAAACGAGCTAATTCCAACGGGCGTTCAACGCTGGTTCAACGGGCGTTCAACCAACTAATAACTAATAACCAAGAACTAATAACTAATAACCATAAAGATATATCCTCTGATTTTGATATTTTTTGGCAGGCATATCCTCGTAAAGAGGGAAAGCAGTCAGCAAAAAAGATTTGGAATACGACAAGACCTAACTTACAAGATGTTCTTAAAACTCTTGCTTGGCAGAAAGAAAGCAAGCAATGGTTTGAGAAGGCTGGGCAGTTTATCCCTATGGCAAGCACTTATTTACGCCAAATGAGGTATTTGGATGAGCCGCCTGTATCAGTAACATTTTAGGAAAGAAGATGATCAATGAAATTTTATGCTTACAAGCTCTTATGTGGGGTGAAGCAAGGGGTGAAGGCAATATGGGCATGGTTGCAACGGCTTATACTGCAATTAACCGCAAGGCCGATCCAAATTATCCGAAAACTATTTGTGAAATAATTAGGCAACCAAAGCAATACCAATTTTTGGATTATGGTATGCCTACACAAACACAGATAGCATATTTAGAGCCGCTTGCAAAAGCGATTTTAGAAAAAAGGATAAGTGATCCAACAAGGGGCGCAAAATGGTTTCATACTAAAAATATAAAACCATATTGGGCTAAAGATAAAACGATTAAACTATCTTACAATAATCACATTTTTTATTAGATAAGAAAAGGACAGTATATGACAACAAATAATAATATGGCTTCTCTTGAGCTTTGGGTGAAACAGTTACAAGGATCAGTCGATGTTCAAGAGATAGCCAAAACTAAACCAGCACCAATTCAAGATGTAATATCTTTATATTCGGTATTTTTAAGGCATTATGATAAAGTTGGGCTTTGTGCGGCAACAAATAAAAGACGCTCTAGTCGATGTAATGTAAAATTTGTATTTGATGGCAATACCCGTAAACTTAAAAGCGTTGAACTAATTAATCAAGATGAAGAATAAAGAACCCGATACTAAAGAATGGCTTTTAAAAGTCCACAGACAAACTCAAACTGATCTTGAATATAGAAAAGCATTGGCTAAAGATGTTAATGAGCTTGTAGAAGCTTTAGATTGGATGGTAGAAGGTTTAACTCAAGGCGATCCAAGATTTGACGAAATACCTTGTGTTAGAAATGCAAAGGTTATATTAGAAAAACTTAAAGGATAAGACATTATGGAAACTATTAAAGCGTGGCTAATAGAAGAATACGATAATCATAATAATCTTGTATGGAAAATGATTTCATTTTTTCCGCCTGACACTTTGCAATGGATGTCAGATATTCGCGGTAAGAAGCATAATTTAGTTATATCAGAGCTTGGAGTTATAAATTCTAAAAAAATTGACGGAGTTGAAAAAAAATATGATTCTAGCAAATTTGTGGTTGGCCTTTAAAATTGTTGGTTTTATTTTGTGGGCGGTTATATTCCTGGTTGTTTCACTCGTCTTATTTTATTTGTGGGAAGAATTTAATAACTAGAATTTTAGATTTTGCAATTAAAATATTAATAATAGGCGGTCTTTTTGGTCTATTTTTAGGATTAGCATTAGTGTTAGAATTAACATTTATCCGATGAGTTATACAATGGAAGTATTGTTTAGGTATTTAGTTTTTGATGATTTTGGCGAACCGCATAAAAGGTTTAGGACAAAACATGAAGCTGAAACTTATATTATTAATAAACCTGATCACAAGATTGAACGCTTACCAACTCAACCAAAAGAAAATGTATTTGATTTAATAACAGACGAGCCACTTTTTTGAGCCATATATTAATAATTATTACAGGTGCTATATACAGTTATATAAGTGCCGAACAGTTTTGGATTGGTAATCATGGAATGGGTATTTGCTATTTTGGTTATGCTCTAGGTAATGTTGGCTTGTATATGATGGCTAAATAAAAGGATTATTAATGACACTAAACGATAAGATAAGTTTTAAATCTATGATGGATACGCTTGCATCAATCTATCAAAAACAACCATTGGATCAGAATACTTTAAGAGTTTGGTTTTATAAACTTGAGAAGTTTGAATTTACTATAGTTACTAAAGCTTTTGATAAGCATATTGATAACAGTAAATTCTTTCCCAGCATTTTTGACATCTTGCAATTGTGCAGGGAAAAACCAATTGAATTTGTTAGGCTAGAAGCACCGAAACTATCTAAAGAAGCTAATGCGGTCTATGCGGCAAATGTAAATAGATTTGTCCAAAACAATAAGATTGAAGATAAGAAGCTAAAAGATATGAGGGCTTGGGCGCATCGTATTATTGCTAACCCAAAAAATTATCCACCAATCTCACTTGAATTCGCAAAGGAAGCTATACATGCAAAATAAATGGAGTAAGGTTAGTAAATATTGCATTGAAAGCAATAATTTTTATATATCACGATACATGCTTGCGGATGGCGCAGATAGATTTGTATTATGGGATTCAAACAAGATGATTAAAATACACGATAACGCAAAGGTGCTAAAAGATGAAGCAGAGAGAATTTATAGTGAGCAGTCAAAACATGCCCCAATTGATGATTTATTTGGAAGCATTAATCAAAGAAGGCAAAACACCGCAAGTTACGATCAAAGAAAAGGTTAGTGGTGATAAGAGGTCGCTTGAAGCAAATAAGTTTTTGTGGGGTAAATTATATAAAAGCATTAGTCAGTTTACAGGTTACTTACCTATGGAAGTGCATCTTTTATGTGGGCATCTTTTCTTATGTGAACAAAAAACTATTAATGGAATTCAAGTTCCTTATGTTCGTTCAACGAGTGATCTTACAATCGAGGAATTTACATTTTACATACAGAATATTGAAAGTTATTTTGCCCAGCTAGGTTGGAGCATGGATGAATAATACAAAAATACAATTAACAAACGCTGAAATTATTGAAACTGCAATGTCAGGCGTATTAAGAAGAATGCAAAGATTAAAATCAGGTTATGCTTACACGCATGGATTAAAGCCTGGAAGTGAATGGCAAACCATGATTGAAGGATGTTTGACTGAAAAAGCAGTTGCTAAATTTTTAAAACTGCATTGGGGCGGTTGCGGTCAAATAAATGATGTTGATGTGGATAATGTTGAAGTTCGATCCACGCCTTACGAAAAAGGCCATTTAATCATTCATAAATCTGATGCAAGTGATCGTAAGTTTTATTTTGTAACAGGTATAGATGGCAATTATACAATTAGAGGATGGATATGGGGGCATGAAGCTAAAGATGAAAAGTATTGGGGTGAATTACAACCTAATAGACCAGCTTACAATGTCCCTCAAGAAAAGTTGCATGATCTTAATTTTAAAGGTTAAATTATGATAGAATTATTGCTTGGCGTTATCATTATGATTATTGCCATTTATCTTATGAGTAGGTAATTTAATGCCAACTGCACCTCTTAACACCAAGTGTCGGGAATTAGGTTGCAAGAATGAAAAAACTAGCCGATCCACTTTTTGTTCTGATCATGGTGGGGGTGTAACAGAAAAAGGCAAAGAAAATAGTAAATTATATGCTACCGCCTTTTGGAAAAAACAAAGAGTTATTCAGTTAAGTAAAAATCCATTATGTTCGGCATGTTTAATTGAGGGTAAAGTGGTTCAAGCGCTTCATATTGACCATGTATTTCCTCACAGGCAAAATCAAAATAAGTTTAGAAGTAATCTGTTTCAAAGTTTGTGCGCGCCCCATCACACGCTAAAAACTCAAGAAGAAAACAAGGGCATTTATCTTTACTATTCACCTAATGGGATAATTCAATACAATGACACAGATTATGCCAAACAAATTGCTGACAAAACAGAATTTGCGTAAGATATATAAACTATGTGCATCGCTCCCGCCCTTTAATGAATTTCCTATGCCCCAGCCGCATAAAATTTCATTTAGTGTGATAAATACTAATGAAGTGTTTGGCTATTTTCATACAGAACCGATGCGAATTGAGATAGACAAGATGTGCGACACTTGGGATCATATATTTCAAACAATGATGCATGAGTGCATTCATGTTGCATTGTATAAAAGCAATCACCATGATTTTGATCAGCATGAAGCAAAGTTTAATAAAATGGCCAAAAGAATTTGTGATATGTATAAATTTGATATAAAGGAGTTTTAAATGGCACTTTTAGATGCAATTGTAGGAACAATAGGAACAGTTTTAGATAGAGTTATACCTGATAAAAATAAAAGGGCTGAAGCACAAGAACAATTACAAAACTTATTAACAACTCAAGATTTTCAAATAGCAGTTGAACAAATAAAGGTAAATGCAATTGAAGCTCAATCAGATAATATTTTTAAATCAGGATGGCGACCAAGTGTAGGCTGGATATGCTCAATCGCTTTCGCATTACACTTTGTTATATTTCCCTTACTTAATTGGGTGGTCATGCTCTGCGGTGGACAACCAATTCTTGTGCCATTTCAAATGGATACTCTTTTAACAGTATTGTTAGGATTATTAGGTATGGGAACATTAAGAACTGTTGAGAAAATGAAGCTTAAATGAAATTAACAAAGCATTTTACATTAGAGGAACTAACATATAGTGATATCGCTAAAAGACATTCTTTGGATAACAATCCTGATAAACACATTATTTCTAATCTTACGCGCCTTGCCGAATTATTGGAAGATGTGCGTGCTTTATTTAATAAACCTATCCGTATTAATAGTGCTTATCGTAGTATTACAGTTAATTCCTTATTAGGTAGCAAGCCAACATCTCAACATTGTATTGGATGTGCGGCTGATATAAGAATAGAAGAATTAACGCCCGATCAGATTGTTAAAAAGATTGTTAAAAGTAATATTCAGTATGATCAAGTAATTAGAGAGTTTGATAGTTGGGTGCATATCTCTATACCTAAAGCTGAAGGATATGTAGCGCGTAAGCAAGCGCTTATTATAGATAAGTCAGGCACAAGAGCTTACGCATAGATGGATGAGTATGTGCTATGTGATATACTATGTGCATTGGTATATATTAAATATATATTATTAATTTATGTAACGACAAGAGGATTACAATGGATAAGACAGAGATATTAAGAACGGCTAATGAATATATCACTAAAGACCGACAGGCTACGCATGGACAAGCAGAGAACAACTTTGCTAACATTGGAAGATTATGGTCAGCTTATCTCAATCATCCAATCACATCTCAAGATGTTGCAATACTAATGACACTACTTAAAATTGCTAGATATAAACACAGTCCATCTCATGTTGATAATGCTATTGATATGTGTGGCTACGCCGCATTAGCAGGCGAGT